TAGTTTTGGCATAGTTTCAAAGAAATTAGCAATCTTTTGAAATTGAGTATCATTTAACGATTCCAAAAAGTCTTGCATTTCATTTTCAGTATAATCTTTAGATGAATACATTTCTTCATTGTCATAAATGTATTCTAATGATGATAATATAGTTTTAAATAATTGATCTATTTGTGTATCACTGTTGTTTACAGTTTCTTTATTACTCTGGTCATCTATAGTAGGATACTTCATCATAATACCTAAACTATCTGTAATTTCAATTTTCTGACTATGTGCTGTATCTTTGTTTATCACAACTTCTTCAACATTAAACGATAGTGGTATTTCTCCTTTACAATCAGGACACTTATATTTTAATTCTATTATCTCACCCTTTGATCTTGCTCTAAGCCATAAGAAAATATATTCAATATCAAATATAGGAAGTTTTTCAACGTTAACATCATTATTTAGCATACAGTTTTTAATTACTTGTTTTGTAGCATCTAATATCTGATTCTCTTCTTCACTTTCCATAGCAATAAGAAGTAGTTTTTCTTCTTTGACGAGGAAAGGTCTGTATTTAATTTCATTACCATTTGACGGTAATTTTAAACTATACTCTGGTACTGCAATTTTTGGTAATCCCATTTCATTAACTCCTTTAATATAAAATGATAATATTATTATTTATAGTTCACTGTCTTTCTATATTTGACGATGTATTTAAAATCCGTTGTTCTTTATCTGGCTGAGGATATTTTACAATTTTATGGTAGTGACTTGTATATGCAAAATTTACAGATAACGTATTTACAATACCTGTTGCTGCATAGTCTAGTGAAATAGGTTCTACTCTTTTTGGAAAAGCTTCAAGAATAGTGGTTGTTGATATAATCCTATTATTTATTTGCTCTTCTGATGGATTAGATGCAGCTGAGATATCTTTTCCTAATTTATGTACATTTATTGTTGCAATGTAATCTTTCTGAAATCCTACCCTGTTGGTTTCATCACTAATTATTTCACTTAACCAGTTGTTAAAATAATGAAATACTTCCATATCTTCTGTGCAATAAAAGGTAAGAGTTATATCATCATACAATCTTTGTTTTGCTCTTGACTTAAAATCTAATGCTTTCTCTGTTGTTGCTATAGTTGTGCCTGGTATTTGAGCTGTATTACAAAGGAATGGTATCGTTTGTTCTATTGCTATATCATTCCCCCTACTTTTAGTTATGTCAACCATAAAAAGATTGGAAAATGAAAAACCACCTTTAGCCTTTGTTTTAAACTGGTCTATACTCGCCATTACTTCTACTCCTGTTATAAATATAAGAACTATACTATATTTATAAGAGATATATGAAAAATTTCCCTAGAGTTGGAAAATATAAGGTTAAAAACAAGGAGAAATATGTAGGTGATCTCCATGAGTGCCACTATCGCTCTAGCTGGGAGTTTAGATATATGAAGTATTTGGATGCTCGTCCTAGTGTATTGGAGTGGGGTTCGGAGAATATAGTTATTCCCTATTATAATCCAGTAGAAAAGAAAACTAGGCGTTATTTCGTGGATTTTTATGTGAAAGTAGTGTCTAAATCAGGACAGATAAAAAAGTATATTGTTGAGATTAAACCTCATAGTCAATGTCTACCCCCAAAGAAACCTAAAAGAAACACTAATAAGTATAGAAATGCACTGAAAGCATATGTAAGGAATCAATGTAAGTGGAAAGCTGCCAAGAAATACGCAGAAAAGAGGGATTGGGAATTTATAGTTTTAACAGAAAAAGAATTAGGAATCCGATAAATCTCTTATAAATAGAGGACAATGGCAATATTAAAATCAAAACCAAATATAGGAAAAGCAGGTGTAGAAGAAAAGAAAATATATAAATCACTTGCAAAATTGAGAAGATTTCCTAGAGTTCAGGAAATCTTTAAAGAATCTGCTAAATTATTTAGAGATAAAGAGATAAGTAATATTTCAGAGATTTCTAAAAGTAAGAAAATAAGAGAGTTGGTTAAAGAATTAAATAATAATGAAAAAAATATGTATAAAAAACATCTAAAGAAGTTAGGATTCCCTTCTTTAGCAGAGTTTCGTATTATAATTCGTAGTACCAAAACAGTAGTAAAGAAGTTAGGCCAGAGAAAAGATGAGATTTCACAAGTTGCAGATAGATTTTCTGACGAAATACAGAATGTAACAGAAAGAAAAAGACCAATACTAAAAACTTTAAATAGGCATATAGATTTTTTAGGTAAAGAATCATTTTTTCAAAAAGCACATCGAGCTGCAAAACAAGAAAGTATAATTGAAAGAAGTGAAAGATCACTTGAGTTTTATCAGGAGTATGCTTTAGAATATGGAATGAATTTTGATTTTAGAGATATGCTGAGGGAAGGTGGTATAAAAAGAAGCAACTTCCTTTTAGGGCGAATGTATTTTTATCAATATGTTCCTGAAATCCCTGATAATACATTTGATATGTATCCTTTGATATTTATCTTAAATAAAACTGAAACATGGTTTGAGGGAATTAATTTTCATTTTATGAATCCAAAACAAAGGGCAATATTATTAGAACATATGCTTGATTATTTAAATAAACAAGATTATACTTTAAATACTAGAATTTTATTTAATTCTTTTAATAAAGTTTTGAGTGGTAATAGGAAATTTAAGTATGGTAAATATTGCTACAGAAAATATAATTTTGATAGTATTCGTTCAAAGGTAATTGAAGTACATCCTTTAGATTGGGAGATAGCAATGAGTGTACCAACTGAAAAGTTTTATTCACTAAATAAGAGAAGATTACCAGACAGGATTGTTTGGAAAAATACTGACGTAAAAGTAAAGAGGAATCAATAAATGCCAACATATCAAGACTATACGTTCCCGTCCGATTTAGAAAACAGCAAAGCTTATCCAGACATGATACAAATAAGAATTCTAAAACAGGGTGGTGCTGATCTAAAAAAGTTCACTAGTGGATTGGATAATTCTATTACTGAACAAATAAACAGTAACGGAATACGAGAAAAGATTTTCGCTGGTTTAGACGAGAAAAAAGACGCAGGCAAGATTAAATCTTTGCGGCAAGCACTTGACTCAGGACAAGCCACTTTAATAATCGCTGAGTTGTCAGCACAGCGTGCTATAGATGGTTTTAAAAATGAAGGGACTCTGGATGCATTGGATTTAGTAGGTTCGATAATAGGAACAGCTGCTTCTACAGCAGCAGCAGACTTTCAAAAAAGTAAACCTACATTAGAGATGCTTAACCTTATATCTTTACCTATGCCTGACAATCTCACATATAATGAACAAATAGAATGGCAGTCTACCGATTTGGGTGGGATTGGTGGTTTGGCCCAAGGTAAAACTCTTAATGGTGGTAGTGCTGCAGGTGCTGGATTCTCTCAATTAGGTAGTATTATAAGTGGTGGTACTGGTGCTTTGGTTAGTAGTGTTCTTGGTGCTGGTATAGCAGGTGGTGCAGTTCTTGGAGTTCTTGGTGCTGGTAATGCATTACAAGGGACAATAGAATCTCAAATAAAAATAAAATCGAACCCTTTTAAAGAACAAACATTTCAAGGAGTTCCATTTAGGCCGTTTGAATTTTCATGGACATTTTCTCCTACATCACAGACTGAAGTTGATACTATCAAAGAAATTATTAATTTGTTGAGACAGAATTCTAGACCAGATTATAGTGGTGGTAATGAGTTTTTATTTACATATCCTAATACAATGCAAATCCAATTTAAGACATATCTTAGAAAAAACGATATCACTGTCGAGGATGATGTTCTAATAGATAATGATTATTTACCTAAACTCCATCCGTGTGTTTGTAAATCTATCAATACTAACTATGCAACAGCAGGATGGCATTCTTTCGTAGATGGAGCTCCAACTTCTATAACTTTACAATTACAATTTGAAGAAATAAATATAGTTACTTCTGAACAAATTAAAACTGAGGGTTATTGACATGGCATATTTTTCATACTTTTCGACAACTGCGTACAATTTACCTAAAGAAGACAAGAAATCAAGATATAATCGAATTACAAATATTTTATTAAGGGTGAGAAAGAAATTAGAAATCACTAATTCTGCTTTATTTGAGAAATACTTTATTCAAGACGGTGATAGAGCAGATACACTTGCATATGAATATTACAACGATTCTACATTGCATTGGGTAATTCTCTATGCAAACTACATGACCAATCCATATTATGATTGGCCTTTAACATATCTTGATTTACAAAAGTTTATTGCAAAAAAGTATCCTAGTAATATAAATGGGATTCATCATTGGGAAAATTCTGATGGTGAAGTAGTAGACGAGCCTGGAACTATAATAACACCTAACGGAGTAACTGCTGGTTCTGCTACAGCTATAACTAATTATATATATGAAGAAATTCTGAATGATAAAAAAAGAACAATAAATATTATTAGATCTGAGTATGTTCCCCAAATTATCAAAGAATTTAAACAAATTTTATAACAGAGTAATTAGATGCCTAAACAACATAATGTAAGTGATATAAGAGTCGATGATTTGTCTATCAGAACAGCTAATGCTGCATTTGATCTTAAACCCTTTTTGATAGAAATGAATATAGAGGAAAATATATTTAAAACCTCTTTAACTGGTAGTATTGTTTTATCTGACTCTTATAATATTCCTGAAAAATTTCCTATAGTTGGGGAAGAGACTGTTAACATTAATATATCCTTATCAGGTATAGATGGACGGGATGATGACCTTCATTTGAATATAAATCCACCGAGGATGCACGTTAATGCTATTACTGGTAGATATTTTTCAGGTAAAACACCTAAAGCACAAATATTTACATTAGAGTTGGTATCTGAGCAATATATGAGTAACATACATTCTAAAGTATCTAAGTCTTACAATAACACTTATATAAGTAATATTGTTGCTGATATTTATTCAAAATACTTGGGTAATCCTAATAAATTACTTATTGAACCAACAGATAGCATAGAGTCTTGTATTGTACCAAACCTACACCCATTAGAAGCAATCAAATGGATTACACAAAGAGCTGTTCAAGATAGTGGTGCTGGAGTAAATTATCTATTTTTTGAAACTCTATCTGGAGTATTTTTTACTAGTATAAATCGTTTAGCTGAAAAAGAACCACAATTTACATATAAGTATATACCTAGAACTGGTGATTCTCATGGGGTAGAAGCTTTATCAAGCGGGGATTTTAGAATAAAGAATTTATATTTTATGTCTCAGTTTGATAAAGCAAGTAACTCAATCAATGGATTATATGCTTCTAAACTTATTACACATGATATTGTTAGAAAAAAGATAACCCAACACGACTTTAATGGTTATAATGATTTTGTTTCTTTGAATCATTTTGGTACATTTCCTGTAATAGCATCTTCAGAAATGGAAATCAAATCAGCAGATTTACCAAGAGTAACATATGCACCACCCGAAGATGATAATAATTTTCCGGTTACTACAGAAAAAGATTTGTCTTATATGACAGACAGCTGTGTTGAATTTTATCCTAAACATAAGCAGTTGTATGCTAGAAATACAGGTGATGAATATGATAATAAAGTTGAAACTTGGAAACTACAAAGAACATCACAGATAAAGTCATTTGATAATATTACACTGATTATAGAATCTTCTGGTAATCCATTTTTAAGAGTTGGACATACTGTTAATATAGAATTACCATCACCGGAATCAACTGATTCTGATAAATCATCAGATGATGTTTATGATAAACATTTATCAGGTATATATTTAGTTACATCTATAAAACACGTTTTTCAACAAATTGAAGCAAAAGACCAGAAGATTGGGTATACTATGAAAGTAGAAGTAGTAAAAGATGCATTAGAAGATGTAATTCAAAATAGAACAGCAATAAAGGAAGATTAATTATGTTTGGTGAATTTGTTTGGTGGCAGGGTGTCGTAGAGGACAGAATAGACCCATTGAAGTTGGGCCGTTGTCGAGTGCGTATTCTTGGATACCATACTGATAATAAAGTTGAAGGTGTTGGTATACCTACAGAACATTTGCCTTGGGCAACTCCAAGTCAACCGATTACCTCTGCAGCTATGAATGGTATTGGTACTACACCACTGGGCCCAGTAGAAGGAACATGGGTATTTGGGTTTTTCCGTGATGGTAAAGATGCACAAGAACCTGTTATGACAGGAACTTTTGGTGGAATACCCGAAAAAGTATCAAATCCTGTAAGGGGGTTCAATGATCCTAATGGAATATATCCAGTATCAACCAATTTAAACGAACCCGACACAAATAGATTAGCTAGAGGTAGTGGTGCATTACCAGTTCCTTCAACTTCTACTACTGGTAAAACATCTGAGGATGCACCATCATTAAGTTATAAAAGAAAAACGAGAACTATAGGGACACCTACTGCATTAGCAGGTGACATATCAACAACTATTTCAAATAGTAATAATTCAACATTATATAATTTTACACTTTGGAATGAACCAAATCCTAGATATGGTGGTGTTACAAATAATTCAACAGAATATCTTCCAGAAGTTGAATTGAGTTCTATGTATCCCTATAATCATGTTCATATGAGTGAATCTGGTCATGTAGAAGAATGGGATGATACACCATCAGCAGAAAGACTACATAAATTTCACAAGTCTGGTACATTTGAAGAGATACAGCCTGATGGTACTAAGGTAACAAAAATTATTGGCAATGAATATGAAATAACCCTTGGCTACAAAGATGTAGTTATTCAAGGAACTTGTAATGTTACTATTGGTGGTGATTGTCGTATGTTATATCAAGGAGACTTGGTACAAGAGGTATATGGTGATTATCATTTAAATGTACACGGTGATAGAAGAACAAAAATAACAGGCAATGATGCAGGGGAGGTTATTGCTGATAGAAAATGGGTTGTTAATGGTAGTTGTGATTTGAAGGTAGGTGCAGACCAAATAATCAGTGTTACAGGAGACAGGACAACTAGAGTTGTAGGTAATGCCGGAGAAACAATATCAGGCAATCTTAACGAGGTAGTTATGGGTACTATGGCTACTGCTGTTCAAGGTAATACATCAATAATTAGTGCAGCTGCTTTAGACTTATCATCTATAGGTGATATGGGATTATCTACAAATGCTAATTTCAATCGAACAGTAACCCTTAATGATATTTGCATTATTAATGGATTCTCACAAACTACAGTTTTTGGTAACTACTCATTAGGAATTCACGGAATAGGGGAAGCATTTTCTACAGGAACATATAATATAGCTGCTCAGAGTATAGGACTAACTGCTTCAGCAATTGAAATATTGGGTGCAAACAGCATCGACTTAAACTAATGGCACATGAATTCGTATTGCTAATAGATGGTAAGTTAAAAACATTTACCGAATATAATGACATACCAGATAAATTTGACCATGTCATTAAGTTTTTACCAGATGTACCACATAATGAAGTTGATCATTCTGGTAAACATAATATATGGAATGATCGTTTACAAGAACTTATAAAAAGAGAAAACAATGCCCGCAGTATGTAGAGGAAATTCAGTTGATTCAGATGTACCCCATTGCAGTACACCTATGAGAGCTGCTTGTTCTGATACTGTATTTGTTAATGGTACGGGTATATCAAGGCAAGGAGATGTTAATACTGGACATTTGTTGCCTGGTTCTCCGACTTGTCCAACCCATGTTGCTCCAATTGCGGTTGGTTCAACAACCGTTTTCATAAATGGTAAAGGATGTGGTAGAGTTGGGGATACAATTTCTAGTTGTACGAGTGTTGCAACAGGTTCACCTAATGTTTTTGCTGGAGGATGATTTATGCCACTATCATGTAATGTAAATATAAATTTAAATAATCTTAGAGGTTCTTTAGAAACTAATCTCAGTTCTATATTAAGTCTTAATGCTGGGACACCTGCTGGACTTGCTGCTGTTGTAGCTGCAGTAGGTACTACCTTTGATGAGGTTGGCGCAGGTATTGCAAATGCTATTGATGAAGTTGTACCAGACATCTCATTAAGGGATGAATTAAATACTATAGGAGAATTACTTGAAACACCTATTGCTGCGGCAGCAAAAGCTGCACAACTTGTAGGTGATTTTGCAGAAGCAACTGGACTTGATGGTTTTGTTAACTTAGATTTAACTGACTTATCAAATTCTGTTTTTTCTTTAAATACTTCTTTTGACCCATGTAACCCTTCTATCCCTAATATCTTTAGAAGTGCTGATGGAACACTAAGTAGTAAACCATCAATAATACCAAACTTAGGTAGTGACACATTAGCAGTCCCGAATGTTATAAAACAACCTGTTACTGATAATGTGGTAGAAGCAACAGAGAATAATCAATTTTTAACAGACAATGTTTTTAGAAGTTCTAGTAGTCCTATCAATCCTCAAGATTTTGTAACAACACAAGAAAATGTAATACAGAGTAATGTGTCACCAGCTAAGTCTGGTATGGGAGATACATTGAGAAGGACAGAAACAGGAGAAACAACATTGGAGACAACATCTTCTTTTATTTCAAGAGTAAGAGCAAATTCATCACTATTAACGGAGGTGTAATATGAGTGAAAGTGGAAATTGGTCTAATAGTTCTCAAGAGTTTACAAGGATGTGTATTCTTGAATCACAACTGGAATCTAAGGATGTTCAATATGCAGCACTAAAACAAGAAAACCTCTTACTTAAATCAGAGGTAAATAGACTACAAGAATTAGTCAATACTTTGAGTGATATAAATAATAATAACGATGTATTGGATAGATTCAAATAAAAGGAGATGAAATGAAAAAGGTTATTTTTACCCTAGCACTATGGTTTTGTTTAACATCATCAGCATACGCAGCTGAGATGATTATGTTCTCCATGAAGTCAT